AAGAAATTTTTGAGTATGCAAAAAATTTGGAAAGATAGAAAGAATAAACAGCTTTATCTGCTCCATGTTCCCAAAACTGGTGGAACTTCTGTAAGCGCGACTCTTGCGCCGTTGCTTGATAAAGCAGGTCTTCCTTGGCACAAAAATGCACGTCCTCCCCATGACTATGACTTCTCTGAATTTGTATTCATTGATTCACATTTAGGGAACTGTTTGAATGTAATTTCTAAAAAAACAGCAGTGGCGTGCATGGTTAGAAATCCAGTAAATCGGTCAATAAGTAATTTTTTATGGATTTACAACTCCATATTGATGAAAAATCAAAAATACCAAGAAATGAATAACTTGCTGGAAAGGATGAGATTTTATTTATTTCATGATGAAGATTATTCATTTCACAAAAATATCCAGTCAAAGTTTATTTGCAACTCCGTATCAGCTTCGGTATTTTCTGGTGATTTTATATTTAGCTACGAAGACTACTCAAAGACTTGGTTTATTGAAGACTCTCCAGTATCGACTGAATTAGCGATTCAGAATCTGAACAGTTTTGAGATAGTTGGAATAACGGAGAATCACAAAAAATTTATGGATGACATATCTGAATGGATGTTTTTAAACATTGGATTAATGTCAAGCAGAGAGGAATACGAATTTGCCTTGGAGTCTAAAATTGAAGACATGGGTAGCATCATTACCACCAAATTGCTCGCAGCGGAATTAAGTGCTTTGGAAGTAGAAAAAATAGTTGAAAATAACGAACATGATTTTGAAGTTCATGAATACATAAAGAATCAGATTGCCGAAAGAGTCGGTTGAGTTAGTTCTGTAATTGTATAAAACGAAGGGGTTGTATACCTCAGCCCAGACTCAATCATTTTTACACCATGTAGATAGTTGACATCGCCTGGGTGAAAAACCGCTAAACCGGGTTCTGGCTTGACCTCAATATCAAAATCTGGGTAATACAGTTCCCCTCCAACAAAATCATCGTTATGGTAGAAAAGAGAATTCAGGTCGTAGGTTGGAAATGGATTTGGTCGACCGTCGTTTAGCTGCTTGTCGGCATGTGGCCTTTGCTCAGTTCCAGGTCTCCAACACACGATTACAGGGCCGCGAGACTTAACTTTAACCTTAAAATGAGACTCAAGTTCAGCCTTCATTTTATGAATATATTTATAGATTATTCCATGAACTTCAAGATTTAATTTTTTAATGAGTTTTGAATCTAATTGCCTGTTTGCCCAGTATGAAGCACTGTAAAGACAAGTTCCATCTTCTGAGAAAACATCTTTTCCTGAATCCATCCACTCATTTATTGTTGGGAAAAACGCCTGTAGTTTTTTAATATCCTCTAATTCAACAAAATTTTTAATAATCTTAATGTTGTCTGGGGTCTTTCCGAAATGACCGGGCTGAACAAGTGACTCTTCATCCGAACCAATAATTATGTTTTCTTTACTCTCAGATTCCATGATTCACCTCCGGCAGCATTATGATAGGCTAACTATAGTTTAGTGCTTTATGAGTTTAGTGCTTTATGGAGAGGAGCATCCCTTGTTGGAAAAGAGCTATTTAGGTGACCCAAAATTTGGAATACACGTTTACCACAATGCCATCCCACGAACACTGAATATCCCAGAGCGGCTAGAAGCATCACTCGCTGGTAGTGAGCATCAATTATTCTCTTGGAGAGATGCAGTGGTTGGGTATGGGCAAAAAATGCCGGATTACCGAGACTGTGTTGATTTGAAGATGAGCCCCCTGCATTGGCAGTATCTGGAACCAAGATTTGAAGACATTAGGTCTTGCTATAACGATACAGAATCAAGCATAAAGTCTTGCCTAGTTGAGTACCAGTCGTTATTCAATATCTCAATGGACTATATGGAGGCTATTAATTTTGTTAGGTATTACCCTGGGCAGCATTTCCAGACCCATTCTGACCACGGTTTTTCATACTCTTGCACGGTTTCATCGGTTGCATACCTTAATGATGGATACGAGGGTGGTGAGTTATGGTTCCCTAGGCTCGAATTAACATATAAACCAGTGGCTGGGGATGTGCTATTGTTTCCATCAACATATATCTATGCACATGCTTCACTGAAGGTTGTTTCTGGTAAAAAATATGTGGCTGTGACCATGTTTGATTACAACGACAATAACCATAGACACCCGCAGGGGTACGGAAATGACGGAAATCCGGTTGACAGAAACGCAGGGATTCCTAAGCGTTGAAGAGCTAGGAATGTATAATAAATACAACGTAATTTTTGAATAGAGGAAAAATGCGCATAGACAAAAGAGAAGACGATTTCAATTTTGTTAATCAAGGTTCGGTCAGTGTTGCTGCAATCGCATCCTTCATATCTGCATGGGAGCATGAGTGGACAGTTGACACACAAAGGCAATCATTAAACTTGCGTCCAGACGAAACGCAGTCTCAAAACCCACAAAAAGATACTCAAGCATATTTTATTGCACAATATGCACTTCAGTGGCAACCCGGTGGCGAATACAGAAGTGCTATTTTGAACAACGATTTATATAATCTTGTCTTGCCAATAGTGACGGAACTTGAAACGCAACACAACGGTAAGCATGGAAGAGTTTTTCTTGCTAAACTCCCTGCGAAAAAAGCCATATCCCCTCATGCGGACTGGCAGGAGTACCTGCTGGTCTCCAGAAGAAATCACATACCGGTTATCACAAATGCAAATGTCCAATTCACTGTCGGTGATGAGACCAAGGTTATGGCAGCTGGAGAGGTCTGGGAAATCAATAACAGCAAGGTACACAGTGTTGTCAACGATGGAGAAGACGACAGGGTGCATCTAATCATTGACATCATCCCAAACGAGTTGCTCCCGTAATAAAATCAGGTCAGTCAACTAATCGCCCATCTATATTTTGTGTAGCACAGGTCGTGCAAACGGTGATTATACTGATGCAATGACCAAATTGATTCTGACCAAGACGCATCAGCAGACCACTGAAATTAAACAGTCTCGACTCAAAAGGGACTGGATGGATGCAACGCACAACAAGCACGCCTATCAATGCATGCCCATGACCCTTGCCAATGTCTATGGTTGGGAAGTTCAGATGGAAGAAGACTTGGTAGTTCAATGGGATGGAGGGCAAACATCTCCAGTTATTTTGTCTGGTGAATATGCATCATCAGGACGGAGGCAAGCAGTCTCCTCAATCATAGGTATGATTTCAATCAATGTTGGATGGGCGATAAATACAGAGGAGAACTACAGCACGTGGTTTACTGGCTCTCCAAACTATTTCCTTGATGGGGCCACTCCATTGTCTGCAACACTTCCAACTTCTTGGTGGCCAGACGAAACGCAAATGAACTGGAAGATAACAAAAATTGGTGAGCCAGTGGTATTTAAGGCTGGTGAACCTTTTTGTTTTTTCAATATTTACGACAACAGAGCGATGCAGGATGTTGAAATTCAGGTAAAACACCTTTGGGAAGACCCCGAGTTACTTCAGTCCAGAATGAACTACAGCGACCTGAAAATGCAAAACATGCGCGATAAGCCGTGGGAGTGGACTAAGGGTATCAAAACAGGGGTTGACGCAGATGGCAAAAAAATAGGGGAACCGTTCAGTGGTCTTCCAAAACTTCCAGAGCCGGGAAGCGTTGAACCAAATTCATCTTTTTCTACGGACTACCTTCTCAAAGGCGTTGATAAGTATAAATTTGAACTGACTTTCTCTAGCCCTCTCGGGGATGAGTCCCACATGATGGTTTTGAATAATGATAAGTCTGTTGAACTTATATACATGCGCGGAGGAACCGAGTATGCAAGAGTTAAGTCAAAGGAATCATCAATAGTTTCTACCGGCTCTGTCTATTCACAAAACCTTGATGCATTGTTTGAAGTAGATGTCCCCATGACAACAACAATCAAATTGTCTTTGTTTATAAATTCTGGTTCTGGAAGGGTCACTGGTACGGCAAAAATTGGTGATTTCTCAACAGTCAACATCAATGGCAAGATACTTTAATCAAATACGAAAGTTTGGCTCACGCAAATGATTTCAATATGCAATGACTTCATCAAAGCCGATGATATTGAGAAGTTGCTACGACTTATTGGTGATGCAAAACCAACAAATTTGAATCATGCTGAGCATAATCACAAGTATTGGATTCCATCAAAAATACTTGACGAGAATATCAACCCAGAAATCTTTGCGATAGTTGGTTCCTACATTGGCTCAATTCATGAAGAAATTAATACTAGATTTTCAATTGGTGTTCATGAAGAGCCAAACTATGGTATTACTGTTTACTCCGAGGGCGAGTCTCTGCACCCACATTTTGACGGAATGAAAGATGACCACTTTAAAGACAAGACTCCGAATGGTCATGAGTCAAGAGATATGAGCAGTGTTCTTTATCTAAATGACGACTACTTGGGTGGTCTACTTAGGTTTCCACATCTAAATCTATCAATAAAACCACCAGCAGGCTGTCTCATAATCTTTCCATCGTCAGAAAAATACACACACTTGGTAGAGAAGGTTGAAAAAGGCTTTCGTTACATAGTTCCTCAATTTTGGTGCATCAAGTGAAGGGTGTGCATATTGGCGGTGGAACAGTTGTGTTTGAGAATGCACTGGAGATACCCCAGAATGAAGTATTGCCGCATATTGATAGTTTGAAGAACAAGTGGCGTGAGCAGAATTTTACATATGTCTATGATTCTGATGGAAATCCATTACATGCAATAAATAACGGTGGATTTACATATAGTCTTGAACTTGCTTCAGCAGCACCAACACGAGTTCAGGATTTACAACATCCATTTTTTAAAACCTGTGATGATGTAATTTATCAAGCACTGCTTGAGTACATTGAAATTTTCCCCTCAATACTTCAGTGCTTATGGTGGAGGAGTGGTGGACATGTCCTGTGTTACGACAAGGGGGGCAGGCTTGGCTTTCATTGCGACAACGACATCAACTATAGGTATGGAGATAATCCAGAAACAGAACATGCAACAAGGAATGTTGTATCCGCGCTTGTATACCTAAATGACTGCATTGAGGAAGGCGATGAACCAAAAGATTTTTCTTTTTCTGGCGGCCACATGACAATCCCATATTTTGATATTGATATCAAACCAAAAGCAGGAACAATAGTTCTAATGCCAGCAAACTATATTGGGGCGCACGAAATACTAGAAGTCACTGACGGGGTTAGGTACTCCTATCTTACCTGGTTTGCCCAAGGCTCCCCAGACGAGGACAGGGGCATTAATCCAAAAGTCCAAGAAGAGTGGTTGGATACGAGTGGTCAGTGGTGGCTTGAATCATTGGTTGAAGACTACGAAAATCACATAATTAAAAAATACCCTGAACCGAACAGTAGAAAACCAAATCTCCTCAATTTTAGGAGGAGAGATAAAGACCACACGAATAACGACAAGTGATATACTCCGTACATGACAGTCGCTAGCCCAACAAATCTTTTTGATGTTGTAATTTCTGGTATTGATGGTAAATCAAATATTTTAAATGAGATGAAAGGCAATACCTGTCTTATCGTAAATATTGCAAGCAAGGCTGGATACGTGCCGTCTTGCAGCAGTATATGGTCATATGCAAGAACAAGTCGGCAACTTTGGGAGCTCCAGCAACTTCACGACATGTTTAAGAATAAGAATTTTTCTGTCGTCGGGGTTCCTTGCAATCAGTTTGGCGGCATGGAACCACTGTCAAATGAAGAGATAAGTAAGTTCATTAAAACTAATTACTCATTTGTTGATTTCCCAATTACAGAAAAAATCGATGTTAATGGTGAAAATGAACACTCGCTTTACACCTTCCTCAAGGGACCGTGGCTTAGAAGAAATAACGACAACATGGCAGACATGAGTGAATCAGCAAAGGCTGGTCAGAATCTAGCCAATCAAGCAATGGCTCGAATACCGCACACTTGGGAAAAATTCCTCGTCAGTTCCAGCGGGGAAAACATAGGTCGCTTCAGTTGGCAGGAATGGCCACTGGCGAAAGAACCGTTGACGATTGGTTCTCCCTCAACAATTATTGATGTAGTTCGTTCGGTTGTGGGGTAGCTAATGCCTTTTCCAGGAACACCAAAAATCGGAATTGAAGAATTCAAACAGATATCCGAATATCAGATTGAGGATTTAGGCAATGGAATCATTGTGTTCCATGGCGCGGCTGATGTTAGCCAAGAAATCCTATTCAATATTGACGACAGGGCTCAACTTGCAAAAACGGATAGATGGTCTTACGTTGTTGACGAAGAGGATGGCGTAAAGTACGGGATAAACGAAGATGGTTTCAGGTATAGAGAAAACGATATCCCAGGTGTCCCTGTAAGATTGCTCGCCCCTGTTGATAAGACAACTCCAGAATTTGTAAGTAAATATTTCTGTGAACTGGAAGACACAATCTATAAGTGCCTTCTTCGCTATATTGACATGTTTCCCTTGGTTATAGGGAGCCTTTGGTGGAAGACAAGGGGACACATCCTCCGGTACGACGACGAGGGAAAACTCGGCTGGCACCAAGACAATGACACCAATTATAAAGTTACTGGTGGAATTCGATATATGCCGCGAGGTCAAGTAGCTTTGCGCCAAACGATGGGTGCTTTGGTTTATTTCAATGATTCGGTAGAGGTTGAAAAGTTGGATGGAACTAATTTTTCTGGCGGACATTTACTTTTTTACCATCTTGGAATTGATTATGCGCCGAAAGCTGGAGACATTATATTTTTCCCCACGAACTATATTTGCGCCCATAGCGTCTCACCAATGAACGGTGGAACACGTTATGCATATTTAACCTTTTTTGGTCAAGGTGGCTCTGAGGAAAAAGTTGGCATAGTAATTTCTGATGCAGACAAGAGCGATGAATGGTGTCCACCAGTTTGGTTTGAAAACATATTTGATGACTATGAAAATTATTGTCGCTCAGATTATTCGCTTTGGGCGAAGCCAGAAGGAATGGACCAAGGTGTTAATCCAGTGTTTCAAAATAGATGTGTTACTCAATACGGAACAACACACACTACAGAGTAAAAATGGAACCCGAAAATCTTGGCGGTGGTGTTTTTTTATTTAGGAATGCCATTGCAATAGATAAAGAATGGCTCATACCGAATCTAATTGATATGAGAAAGAACGTCATTCAAGAGGATTTTACTATTATCCATGATGAAAATGGAACCCCCATTCATGCTATAAATCGCTCCGGACACAGATACGAAGTAGAAAGAATTGACCATGTAAACCGGATTGCAAATCTTCTAATGAATGACCTGGACGGCTCGCGCTATGAGTTTTTTAGAATGTGCGAAGAAACAATTTACAATTCACTTCTTATGTACATTGAACAATACCCAATGATTCTTCCCTCCCTTTGGTGGAAAGAGCAAGGACATGTAGTTGCTTATAGCCCTGGAAGCGCAAGGGGTTTGCATTCGGATAACGATGTCAACTACCAGCCCAATGCAGTTCCAGACCTCCAATTAGCTACACGGCATGTAGTTGGCTGCATCATTTACCTTAATGATTCTATTGAAGTAGATGAATACAAAAACGATAGCAACGATTATGTTGGTGGAGAAATTGAATTCATATATTTGGGAATAAAACACAAACCGATGTCTGGTGATTTGTTGATATTCCCATCAAACTATCTTGCAACACATGAAGTTCTTGACATTTTAAGTGGGTATAGGTTTGCATACATTTCGTATTTTTCCCATGGTTCAGAGGACATCGCTAGAGGTATATCCCCGGCAGGTCCGTCATCTGGGCAGGTTTGGGTACCTGAGATATTTGAAGATTACAAAAACTATCTAAGTCAAAAATACGGTCACGACTTAACCAAAAATGAGCATTTAACATTGCCATTGAGCAGAATTAACACAAGCAGCGGAACACTAATTGAGAAAGAACAGGAACATGCAAAACGCAGTCAATAAGCAAACTGTCGCAAAACACCTAGGCGGTGGTGTTGTGCTTTTTGAGAATGCTATTTCTTTTGACTCTGAGTGGGCGGTCGCCATGGCTGAACAACAGGTTGGTTCCGAATGGTCTGAAATGTATAAACCAACAATTGACCCAGAGACTGGAGAGAATGCTTACGTAAACAAGAGCGGCTACTTGTTCGGAGAAACCGGAGTAAGGGAGATGCCGCGTCGTGGTTCGCAAATACACCGCAGTGACGATAGCGAAACTGTTGATTTCTTGAATTTTCTTGAAGATGCAAAGGACTACTTCTTACTTAAGTATTTTGTCCTATTTCCACTTGCTTACAAAAATGTTTGGTGGAAAGTAAAGGGGCATCTTGTCAGCTACTCGGTTGAGCATGGTGGGAAATACCTGGGTGCACATTCCGATACGAGTGCTGACTGGGCTTATGGATACGACGAACCAAGCGACCAACTTGCAACAAAAAATACATTGTCTTGTATCGTCTATCTAAATGATGACTTTGAGGGTGGACACCATTACTTCAACTATCTTGATATTGACTACAAACCAAATACGGGTGACATATTGATGTTCCCGTCTAATTTTATTGCAGCCCACGAGGTCACTCCGGTAACAAGCGGAAGTAGATACAGTTACCTTGGTTGGTATTCACATGGTTCTCCAAATGAGAATTTTAACGAGAATGTAGTCGACCCAGAAAAATTCCCCGATGTTGCGCGAACTGCAACAAATGTCTACATGCCAACACTTAGGCAAGATTTAAAAAACTATCTTGATGAAATCGGTATTGGACAAAACAGCCACATATACATGCTCGTAAAGACAATGCACTCATGAACATCACGCATCTCGGAAACGGAATAGTTGCTTTTAATGATGCAATAGATATTGAAAAAAATGATATTGCGTCATATCTAGGAAATCTTCAAAGCAAAACAAATCCACAAAGTTATCAGCAACTGGAAGACGATATTCTTTTAAGCGACGGTGGATACAGATATGACATGAGTAATTATAAAAAAGCACCCACTCGTTATTCAAATCTAGTTTATCCAGAAATGAATGAAAGCGATAGGGAAATTGTTGAAAAACTAGAGTCGTCTATATATAGATGCTTGGTTGAATACTGCAAGCTTTTTCCATCAGTGCTGGAAACGGTAAAATGGAGAACTAGGGGATATGTCATTAAATACGAGAGAGGTCAAGCAATAGGTCCACATTGTGATACGAACCTCCCATATGATGGAGACTCCTATGTTCCACTTAACACATTCCCACTGCACAATACGCTGACATCTGGCATTATTTTGAGCGATGATTTTGATGGTGGAGATTTACTGTTCAGACCTTGGGGTATTACTGCTCCAAAAAAATATGGGACAGCAATAATTTATCCATCCTCTTTTGCTGGGTGCCACGAGGTTACCGAGATTGTAAATGGAATTCGATATGCATATCTTTCTTTGTTTGGACATGGGACAATATCGATGCTTGATTTAGATAATCACAGCACCAGTATTGAACAGGAGTATTCATGGCTCAGGGGTCTTGTAAATGATGTTGGATTGGAAAATTTATATCAAAAATTTGTACCGGTTGGGACACTTGGGGTTATTGACTAGAACTTATATTTATGGAAAAGATTGAATCTGCATACCCAAAACTTCAACAAAAAATAGACGACTCTTTTAATTTTGTGCATTTTGATGACTTTGATATTTCAGAACTGTCCATACTTGTTAACAAATTCACCGATGAGTGGAATATTGATAATGCTCGCCAGAATTCTGGTTTAGCACAATCTGAGACAAATGTTTTTTGGGTTATTGATTTAGCCGCTCCGTTATTCAATCCACCATTTTCTGTGCACACAGTAAGTGAAAATCATGAAGCAAACAATTTAATACTTCCAATTCTAAAAATGATGGAACAAAAAATAAACGGACTTGTCGCACGCGCGATGCTTGCGAGGCTCCCAGCCAAATCAACCGTCCATCCACACAAAGACAGTGGTCGCCTATTTGAAATAAGCAGGCGTTTTCATATCCCCATCACAACCAATAATAAATGCTCTATCGTGGTTGCTGGAAGTGAGGTATTCATGAATGCTGGTGAATGTTGGGAAATTTCAAATCTGAGAACTCACAGTGCAGTTAATGATGGAGATACGGATAGGGTTCATTTAATATTTGATGTGATACCAGAAAATCTTATCCCGTAATAAATACAATGTTTTATTTTCTGCATATTCCACGCACATCTGGAGAGTCAATAACAGAAGAAATATCAATATCCCTTGAAGATGAACAAAGAAAAGATTTTCTTACAGGTCATTTAGCATGCCTTCCTTTTAAGAAGGCACCGTATTCAGTTTTTACCGAAGGAGAATACAGATTTAGGAAAAAGAAAATCATTGAATTTAGTTTTTCTTTAATTAGAGAGCCTTTGGAAAGACTTCTTAGTGCATACAGTTATACGTGTAATGGGAATAGCGATATTGAAGCGTTAAACGATAGAGAATATTTTTTACAAACCGTCAGAGGTAGAATAGAAACACCTAGACCATTCCCTGGTTTTCACGGACAACCAAACATGCAGTGTGCATATCTATACTCTGAAATGATATTCCCAGAGTATGGGGGGTTAAAGGGAGATTCAAGTAGTAGCTCACTACGCGATTTATCACCTCATCCTAGTAGCGCACTGCGCGATTTATCACCTCATCCAAAATCACTTGAAGATGTATTAAATTCAATTGAGGTTAATAACATCAATGTTTATACAATGGAAAATAGAGCAAAATGCGTAAGTGATGTTAATGGTTATATTTATAATAAATATGGTCGCAAAATAAATGGCGAAGTTTTAAAAAATAGCTCTGCTTCAGTAGGTTTTACATTAAACAAAGCGGAAAAAGACGAGATACGTGATTTGAATAGTTTGGATTACAAGCTATACGAGCATTTTCTATCTCATGAATAAAATCAGGGTAAGACGTTCACCGCTTCCATCTTTTACGAACGTGTCGTTGCTATGCCATTTTTTAGAATCAAACAGAACTAGACGATTATAGATATTCTCAATTGACTCAGTTTTTTTAAACAAGGCAGAATATCTAAGTTTTGAGTCTCTGTACTCTTGGATGTTTACCTCTTGAGTATTCGTATAGTGTTGTTTTTTGAACTTGTTAATATCTATGTCTGGGTTTTTTGTAAGTTGCAGAGGCTCGTAAAATGAAGTCCCACCATAGTTGTGACTATCTTTATTTAAATATAAAACACCAGAATAAATCGCATTGTCGGTATGCATCCATCCAGAATTCTCAATAGATGCATGTGATTCATCAAATGAAAGATTTGGAATTTTCTGAAAATATGCGGTTAGCGACAGACCGGTAAGTTCGGCATACTTTTTTATTATTTCTCCCAATAAAATTTGATTGAGCTCATTGCAGCAAACCCCAAACTCTTTCGTTCTTCTTCCAGGGAAACTTCCGTTGCTTAGAACGAAGGACTGGGTATTTGCAATATCTGCAATCTCATCTGGGTTTGCAAAGAAATTATCAAAAACCCTCGTATCAAAAACTGATTTAATGGTCATATCTTCACCCTATGGAGTCTTGAAGTATATTCCCTCGCCCCATTTGGCAAAAACATCAGAATGTTTTTCGACCATTTCATCACGGATGGTTCCGGACTGTTCGTAGAGCACTCTGTCTTCAGGCTTGACATCTGTGTGCGAGAACATATTGCAATAATGTCCGATGAGTGATTTTCTAGTTAGGCCCCTATTGACTGGCATTGAACCCCTATGGACAAGATGGCCGTGCCAAATTATGACATCACCCTTTTCGGCAATAAATGGGAGCGTAGTTGCATTCCGTTTATCTATTTCTTTTTGGAAGAAATCATGAGATGATAATCCCTCTCTGATTCTTCCCGGCTTGCCAGACTCCATCAGATACAAATCATCCAAATTGCAATCCCAGTTATGTGAACCAGGGACTATCTCAAACGGACCGGCTTCAGGGTTGACATCCTCAAGAGCAACCCAGGCACCTTGGTAGTTGTCTCCAGCTTCTTTGAACGTAAAAGATGCATCTTGATGCCAACCTTGTTCGGTTGACGTGAAGTATGTGACGTTCTTATGAAGAGCTACCGCCTTGTTAACGCCAACAAAAGTTCTGGCAATAGAGTCATGGCAAAGAATGTCCATGATTTCTGGGTGGTCGAGGTATACGTCGAAGTCATCACCCCATCCCTCTAAGTTGCCTCGTTCGTCCCTTCGGTCTGCTACATGCTTCATCCAGAGCTGTTCGTAGTTCTCGATGAGGTCGTCAGGGATTGCTTTTTTTAGAATTACGTAGCCATTTTCGTCGTAAAAGTCTTTGGTGCCCATGGACCAAATATTACACTAGGTTTGACCAATTTGGGGTCAACACCTTCTGTCGACTGGAAGTTCTTGTTGTCCCATGGCCTGTAGATATGACTTCATTTTTGATAGTTCGGCTTCGTACAGTGAGTGTTATTTTTTGATGGACCAAGTTGAGGAAATCGTGTAACGTGTTTTATTTCTAATTCTCGTTACTCCGTGCAGGTGTGAATGACCTGGGTCGTGAGCGTAAATCATACCCCTCTTGGGTTTGGTGATTAGTCCATAATATGGATAAAATGGCTCGCCACCGTCATAGTCGTCGTTTAGGAAAACAACACAACCAGCAATTCTGTCAAATCCCTGTATTGCATCAATATGGGTCATTTGATAGCTACTTGGTGGCCATCGCACAATCCCTATCTGGTCAGCAAAAACGTCTACCCCAAACGATTCAGATATAAAATTTTTAATGCGGTCATGAATATTGAAACATATTTCTCTTAACTCGCTTGATGCGTGTTTATGGCTTTGAAGTGTTGTGAGAAATGGGATATTTCTCTCTTCCCAAAAAATCATTGAACCAACTGGCCAATAATTTGATGTTTCTGCAAGCCAAACCAAATATTCGCACTCATCTTCGGAGAGTAAGTTCTCTTGTTTAAATATTTTTTGTGGTTCTAATTCTTCAACAAATGGATACGGAAAAGCATTTTTTTCTATAAGATTGATTTCTATTGGTCTATGGCTAATGTCATCAACAAAAGTTGAGTAATTTTTGTATTCACTTGTTTTTTTATCAAAAAAATCAAACATCACCACTTACCAAGTGGGCACGTTGCTTCCTTGAGTTTCACCTTGAGCTTCATGAAACATCCACACTCCTTGCACTGGTGGGTCAGTTTTAGGAGACTTGGGCATTCTTCGCAAATAGAATATCTTTGCTCCGAGTCTTCATCAGACAAACGAGCAACACCGGGATTGACCACATCCCACGGTCGAGTCGTGCCAAGTTTCTTTTTATATTCCTGCCAAGGTGTCGTCATTTGAAAATTATATCCTTAAATGGTGAGCCATCTGGGTTAGGGTGCAAGTGAATTAACAAACAAACCACCATCACGTATCCAGCCAGGCTGAACCACCCCAATCTCAGACTCCTGTAATTCTATGAATACTGGATTACTAAGCAGCGCTGAATAATAAGACTCGGATTGAAGAGAAGTTGGAAACAATGTTCTCATCTTGCAGATACTGTCAACAGTCCATGCAATGATTACCTTGTCGTCAATTTCGTATGAATCTGGCGTTGGCCTTATTGAGTTATCGGATGTTCCAGGTATTTTAAAGTTAGAACCGTCCCAAACTGACTCATTGTCTGGATAGTAACCGAGGTTGGTTATATCAATAACTACTGGATTGCTACGCAGTACGTTGAGGTAAGTCTCATTTGTTTCGGTGGCATAAAGAATTTGAGCAACTTCATTTTCAACTACTATGGCAAAAGCGTATTGTTTCATTGGGTCATCCTAGTCATTGCAACCAAACCAGTTGCCGCATCCGTCATAAAAGCATAAGTTTCCGCCTTCTCCGCCACACTCTGCGCAGAATCCACCCAAATAACCGCCACTACAATCTACAGGAGGCGGAGGAGGGGGCGGGTCAACAGGCGGAGGAGGAGGAGGAGGAGGAGCAGGGGGTGAGGTTTCCGAACAGAAAACGGTGTCTGAATCTGCATAACCGAATCTCTGAATTTTTAGAGATGCGGAACGAGATGTTTCAGGGGGGAGTCCTGTCCATCCATGACTTGTGCCAGATGTGTCGTTGGGGCAACCGCCGACACCACAGTCAAAGTAGTTGTAGAAATATTTACCTCCAGGGAATGCCTCGTATGATTGGGAAACGTTCGCCTCTCCTAGGTAATTGCTAAAGTTGATTCCAACTCGACCTTGTGTATCGTCATCCATCACAAATTCGGGGGTCGGTATCTTGCTATTTAGCGGCGTGACAGAGTTGGAAGCCGAAGAATACGCGCTTGTGCCAATTAGGTTCTTAGCGGCAACCCTGAATACATACGCAAATCCGTTGGTCAAGCCAGTTACCGTCACGGATGTGCTGGCCGAAATGGCATCAGAGAATGTTGTCCATGTTGAACCACTGTCGCTAGAAAACTGAATTACATAGTCATTAAGCGCAGGGCTTCCAACCATAACGGGAGCAGTCCAGCTAACCGAGGCTGTTGTATTCCCGTAAGTAGCAGGAAGACTTGCGGTTACTGAAGTGGGTGCTCCTGGAGCAAATCCCATGCGGAATCCGAACTTGCTAGTTGACCCGCTTCCGATACGATTAAGGAAAGGCATATTTGATTATGCGAATCTTGTCTGACTCGCAAGCACGGTAAATGCGGCATTGCCCGTTTTTATAATTGCCAATGTGTATGCATCTATGGAGCTTGCATTACCGGTAGTTGGAGCTGTTCCACCCATCCACTTGGGGGTTACGGCGGAACCGTCGACCTGAAATACTGTTGGTCTTCTCTGCGTTGTTCCTATTGTTGCAAGGAAAGTAACCGTTGCTATTTGACCTGTCGTAAGTGTGTTGTTCAGGGTGACGCCTGATGTCCCTCTTACATTAAGCGTCCAGTCGGCAGATGCATCAACCGTGTAGTAAACCGTTGGATTTGTGCTGAAGTCAATGTTGATGGTACCCGTAGAAGCAGAAGCACTTATACTTGCAGTCTCAATAACGGTAGTTACATCAATTGCTGAAAGTACTGATTTGCCGGCAGCGTCACGAGCAACAATCGCCGAAGGAGTATTTGCTGAAGTAGCAGTGGTAGCAGAGTTTGAAACTTTTCCAGCCGTTGAAATTGTCGCTAGTTTTGTATCAGCAATAGCCGCTGAGGCGTTGACGTCGGCATCAACAATTACACCGGATGCAATCGATGTAACCCCAGAGTCCGAAATCAAAACATCCCCAGTTTCAGCAACTGCGGTCGGCACTCCTGAAGAGTTGTAAACAATGATGTTGCCAGCTGTACTTGTAGCTAGTTTTGATAGTGCAATTGCAGCGGAAGCGCTTATATCAGCATTGACAATAGTTCCGTCAAGAATCTTTCCTGACGTGACAGCGCCATCTGCTAGTTCCGTTGCCGTAATCGTTCCAGCAGCAATATCGGCTGCAATAACGGTTCCTGGAGCGATTTTGTCAGATGTTACGGAGTTCGCAGCTAATTTTGCTTCTGTAATTGTTCCATCGCCCACGGTAAACTGAGAGGAGCTTACCCATGAAGCTCCGTCATAAAATTGAATCAAGTTGACATCATCGAGGTAGCAAAGACGGCCCTCTGTCAAAACCGGCTGACCCGCACCGCCAAAAGCGGCATCGCGTGTTGCTGCATTCGCGAAACGGGTTACCGTCTGGTCCATGAGGTAACCATTAACTTGCGCTGCGGTGAGGATTTCTCCAGCGGCAAAAACTCTAATTCCTGAGCCAGCCATTTTTAATTCTCCTTATTATTGAGTTCAAAGTTTATCATTATTGCTTATGCCAAAGTAGTGAACGTAACTGCCGTTGATTGAACTGCGCTTACTCCGGCTTCATTCACTGCCTTCAACTTGACCCAGTAGTTTTGTGAGCTACTTAGACCTGTAATGGTTATTGGAGGGCTTCCCTTTGCTGGAGAAAGTGCGGTGTATGAACCATATGTTGTCCCATTTGTTGACAGTGCATACTGGTAGTTTGAGATGATTCCACCGCCATCTCCGCCCCCTGGAACAGAAAGGGGTAAGAATGTCAGTGTCACCGAGTTTGACGTCACTGAGCTCACCGTAATGCTGTCTGGGGCGTCTGTGGGGGCGACAACTACACCAAGTCTTATCTCTGAAAGACGCCCAAACGCAATATCGTCAAGTGTTAAATAGAACTCATCAATTGTCTCGTG